TTTTACCATCCCCTTCCCTGCACCCTTCCCTGCCCCCTTCCCAAGTACCTTCCTCCCAATCCCTTTAATCCCCTTGCCAAGACCTTCCATCCCCTTGCCAAGCCCCCCCATCCCCCCGAGAAGATTAGCACCCATTCCCAGTAGACCGCCAAGTCCACCGCCTCCACCGCCTCCAGCGGGAGCACCTGATCCAGCTGCTGCTAGAGCACCTGCAGAAGGTCCACCCTTCTCCATAGCAGTCTCTTTCAGGGTAGCTCGCTGCTGAGCAAACATTTGCTCACTAGCCTGAATTTCTTGATTTGCTAAATTTGTATCATTTGCAGTCTGATCTTTGACTGCACTCTCCATACGGACAATTGCTGCTGTATTTTGAGACAAAGCAGCAACAATTTGAGCTCCACTATCACCAACTGGTGCTGATGGTATTGGTGGAGCACCTAAAGTTTCTCCTGTTGGAGCAATTCCTTGATCTCTTTTAATTTGCCTGCCTTCTTGGACAAGCATTTTCATATCACCAGGACTTGCTCCAGAAGCTCTAAGTCCTTCGATATCTACATCACCAGTATCTTTATTAAGATAAGACTGTATATTAAGTCCTTTTGGACCACCATCAACAATATCAAACTTCGGTTTCTTGGGTGTGGGTCCACCTCCAGAAGGTGCATCCGCAGAACCAGGAAGTCTTGGACCACCAGGAGGTAGAGCTTTCTGTCCAGGAGATGTTACTGCTCCACCACGATTATTAACAAGATTAGTGAGAGCACCAAGACCGCGTTTTACGATAGCATCAGTACCACGCTTCGCTAGTCCACCTGCTTTCTTCTCAACCTGACTAACTTTTACTTTTTCTACTCGTGGTTCTGCAGTATCGCCTTTTTGCTGTAGAACTATAGCACCACCCTTATCATCTGGTCTGCCATTCTTTTTAGCAGCTTTCAGCAATTTCTTAAGCAGATCCGACATCCCTCCAATAAAATTGGAAGGATCTTCGTTCCTTAGGTCTTGTGCTGATAGATAACCGTGTGCCATTAGCGTTTAAGTGCTTCTTGTTCCTTTTTCACTTGATCTAGGTATTGAAGCAACAAACTCGTGTAAACTTGTCGCTCCCAAGGCATCATATTCTCGATTTCACTCAAGCTATATTTATGGTGCTGCATGAGAGCAAAGTTAGTCTTGTAGTACCCTTCCAGCGAGTTGTGGAAGAGTGCTATCCGAAAAAATTGGATAACCCCTGAATAGTGAATTCTGAGATTTCTCCAGTATTTGGATTTTTGACTGAAAACGAGTGTGCAAGCACGGGAGTGCTTTCAAAGAATTGCTGAATTTTCTCAAAAGTCTTATTTGTCAATCCTTCGACAAATTGTACAAATTCTTTCTTAGAAGTCGTAGAACTGTCATATACTTCTTCTCCATCATAAATCTGATCAATACAACTTGCAATAATATCGATCAAATCATCTGCTGTTGGGGTATTTCCAATAATCGACCCATCAATGAAAGCTTCATATCCAGGGTATTTCATAATAACACCCATTGTATCAGAAATCTCAATTTTCTTAGAATGCTCTTCTGGGAATTGAACTTCGACTTCCGTTAGATTGATAGCATACTTTACTGTCGTTTCCCCGTCATCTTGACAAGTTACGCTCATTTCAACAACTTCGCCAACAGAGACAGCACGAATTTGGAGGAAAATATACTCCAAATCGAACATTGTCAAATCTTCGACTTTTACGCGAGATTGAATACAATTCTTCAATAGCGTCCTAGTCGCCTGTTCAATTTGTTTATCATCTCCGCTCTCAAGTGCAATCAATAGCACTTTTTCTTCTTTTACGACAAATGGGCGGTATTTGAGTTTTTTGCCAGTAGATGGGACTGTTAGCTCATATGTAGGTAGAGCTACCTGTGGTAATGCCATTATGTTTAGACCAGATCATATGTATATTTAGCGCGACTTTTAGAACCAAAAATTAGCGGAAAAAATTTTCCCCGATTCATGGAATCAAAAAATCAATTTTGAAACCGAAGATCGACACTTTCGTCTCCACCAGGAGTTACTCTTGGTTCCCATCCCTTGTTCAAAGGTTTTGGCCACTCGTCTTCTGGATATTTTGGATCCTCTGCTGATCCACTAGAAACAGGTCTTGCTTTGCCTGGTTCAAAACCATTTTGCATTACATTTACATCACCAACAACACTTCTGATATCTCTGTCAATGGTGTAGTGTCTTTGATACTTAAATTGAGCAGAACATCTAGATAACTGAGTTGATCCAAACTGCAGAGGAACTGCGTCAATAGCATATGGATAGCAGTTCTCTAGAACATATACAATTGGTTTTCTTTGTGTAGTGCTCTCAGGACCCGCTTCGGTCTTTGTAATGTACATATTTGCAGCATAATCATCCTTATATCTAATCCTATTATTTCTATTGTCAGGTTTATAAGGAAGAGCCTCATCAGTATTTGCAGATGCCTGCAATGGAACATCTCCAATCATAAATCCATACCAGGCATTCATGAACTTCAATGCTGTCATGTTAGCGTCCAACGTAAATGTCAGAGCTAACTCAGTAAAAATTCTTGTGTGTACGTAGTCCATACTCCCAAGACCAACGTACAGTCCATTCTGCGTTCCAGTAGCAGTGTTTACATTGGGTAATTGCGCTTCTTCACAAAAGAAATTCCACCATGTCGAATAGTCAGTGTGATCGGCATAAATTTTTCTATCTTTTAAAAACTTAGCAACCATCCCAGGCAATTCAATGTATACCTGAAAGTTATTACTAGTAGCAAGTCCACCTCTCTTAGAGATCTCTGCTAAAAAACTATTGATAGACACGCTAAATAGCTACGTTGGAACAACTATATTTATGGCGTACTCTGGGTATTACAAACCTACTAACCCTCAGAAGTACCGTGGCAACCCGACAAACATTGTTTATAGGTCGCTATGGGAACGAAAGTTCATGGTGTTCTGTGACAATAACCCCTCTATCTTACAGTGGGGCAGTGAAGAGATTATTATACCATACAGAGCTCCTGATGGTAAAGTGAGACGCTACTATCCAGACTTTTATATTAAGGTTCTTGAAAAGAACGGAAAGATAGCAAAGTATATTGTTGAAATCAAACCTAAGAAACAAACAAAACCACCGAATGAAAAAAATAAACGAACTGCCTCGTATCGTAATGCAGCCCTGACATACGCAAAGAACCAAACCAAATGGTCCGCTGCTCGTGAGTATTGTGAAGACAGGCAGATGAACTTCTTGATACTTACCGAAGACCATTTAGGAGTATGAACCATGGCAACTGGATTTGCGTCCATCCAACGCAACACGGTCAATGAAGACCCAGGATACAAAACACTATTCGAGAGAGTAACTGCTAAAACAGGAGGAGAAAAGAAATCACTCTCCTGGTATAGAAATGCTGTTAAAGAGGAAGCTAGCAGTTACAAAAAGAATTTTAACAAGTACATCCTTGACGAAAAGAAAGACAGGGTTGGATCTGCAGCAGAACAAGATAGAAATGAACTGCGTAGGTATACTGTAGCAGGTCATCTCTACATGTTTGAATACAAAGCGAAGATGAGATGGTTACCTTACTACGATAGGTTTCCACTAGTATATGTTATCAAGGCACCAAATAAGAATGAATTTTGGGGTGCAAACTTACACTATCTGTCACCAAAGAAAAGGATTATAACAACTAAAAAGTTATTACAAGGTAGGATTGACATTCCTAAGAAGTGTTTCCATAAATATCTACACAACCACGTAGATGGATTATATCTTGACCTCTCTGCGAAAGAATGGGACACTGCTGTTCTTCTTCCAACAGAGGATTTTGTGAGAGATCTTAATGGACTTGTCTTTCCTATTGAGAAATCAATTGTTTGGGAAGACACCGATGAGACTTTCTACGATAAAATCAAAGGACAAAGAGTAGTGAAAGGTTACGGTACAAAACAATCTAGGGAGATGTCTAAGTAATGGTTTGGGGAGACGCATTTGGTCCTGATCCCGTTACTGGGAAGACTATTGACCAACAATTCGAGAGCCCAGAGAGTATTGCGGCAGAAGAGGAGGCTTATAAAAAGGAGCTGGAAAACTTAGCAGATTTTGCAAATCCTGATCTCACTTTGTCTCCTATAAAACCAGTGTATGGT